GTTCGTAATTGGGCTGCTGACTATGGTGGCTTAAAAGAACTAAAGAAAATCTTAGAAGATCAATTTGATCATACGCTGATCGTAGCACAAGATGACCCAGAAATGGCTACATTCAAACTGCTACAAGAAAAGAACATGGCCAAGATTGTTGTTCTACCTCGCTTAGGTTGTGAAGGGCTTGCTGACATGCTGTACAAGTATGTGAACGGTGTGTATATTCCAGAAATGTGGGGTCCAGGAGAAGCATATCGTCTTTGGTGCTATAGAGTAGAAGTTCGTGAAACACAAAGCAATATGGCCTTTAGAGAAGGTCACCGTGAATGGAATGAAGATTTGTTTGTGTAATGATATTCAAAGGAATTTATGGATAAATGGCTAGTATGTTTGAAGCACGGAGAAAAATATAGTTCTGATTATGTAAACAAATTATATAACATGGTTAAAAGAAACAGCACTATTCCTTTTAACTTTGCTTGTATTACTGAAAATCCTAGTGGATTAAATGATAAAATCAAAGTTATTCCAATTCCTATTCATGTAACTTTGTCAGGCTGGTGGTATAAAACTTGGGTATTCAGTAACGAATTACCACTTTCTGGTTCTATTCTTTTCTTTGATCTTGACGTTGTAGTGATAAATTCAATCGATGACTTATGGAACTACAACAATGGTCAATTTTGTATTATAAGAGATTTCAATCGAAGTACTGTAAAGAATTGGAATAAATTTAATAGCAGCATCTTTAAACTGGAAAAAGGCAGTCATTCCTATGTATGGGAAAACTTTTTAAAAGAAAAAGATGTTGTAAAAAGAATGCATGGAGATCAAGACTGGATATTTTCTCAAATCAAACATAACTTTTCATTTTGGCCAGACGAGTGGATACAAAGTTATAAATGGGAAATAAGAAACAAAACAGATATTGTAAGATTAGAAAATAAACGTATTTTTAGATCAATTGAAAATCCAAAAATTGATCCTAGGACTAAAGTATTAGTTTTTCATGGTGAACCAAAACCTTCGGATGTACAGGATCCAATTATTGTTGACAACTGGCGATAATACGCTAACGATCATTTCCATCTAGAAGTCAACATGCCTCTTTTCCACCCATTAGCGATATAAGAATCTAGCTCGGATTTATCTATACGTAAATTGTTTGAGCCTTTTGTCACCCAAACGGCTCCTTGCTTAACAGGAGCCCATTTCTTTTTTACCCAGCCGCTAGATAACTTTGATTGTAATTCGTGAGGTTCACACAAACTATATTCATTAAGTATGTTATGGTAAATCCAGATCTTACCTTTTGTGAAAGATTTAGGTAATCCTTTTGTCCAACCTTTACTTATATAAAGAGACAATTCTGTAGGCGAAATCATTTTCTTTTTATTATTTTTATAAACCCAAACAGTATTGATAGTGGAGGAAGTATTTCTACCTATCTTCCAACCTTCTAATAACATTTTATCTAAAGCATTAGGGTGAACTGCACATCTTTCTCCCGTTAACGGATAGTGTAAATGTTTTAATCCTGAAGATCCTTTATTATAACCTCCATATCCGCCTTCGACGATATTGTATACATCTAATCGTTTTAAAAACTCCGGAGTTACTATTTCTTTTTCTTTCAAGAACATTTCTTCCGGAGTTTCAAAAATATGTAGTATATCTCTTCTAAATAAGTTTTTTCCGTATTTTTTAATAGCTCGGGTTATATTTGTTCCGGAACCATGGTAATCATCATTTAAATTATCTGTCGAATGAGCACCTATGTATATTTTACCGTTTGTCAAATTTACAGTTTGGTAAATGATATGATATTTTCTTTTATTTTGATAATTAGTGTTTGCCATAATTGTTGATTTTTCTCAAAAATTTCTGTATAATTTATTTATGTGTTCGCTTATAAATGGATAAATTATGATAGTAAGGCGTCTGGGATTTGCTTGCAAATGGATTGATTACCCTCATCAAGTAGACGGTATTAAGCCTAAGGACGATTGTAAAAAATACAACACTGGTACTACCACTGTGGCTTGGCTTAATCGTCAGTCTAAAGAAGTAGCTGAACAAAAACTATGGGACCTTATGGTCCAAAACATTGAAGCAACTAGATTACTCGTTGAACGAGTGGGGAATTTAAATGAACGACTTAGAATGGTTCGTATCAGTTCTGACATTTTACCAGTATACACTGAGCGGACTTGGAGTTATTTTTGGCGTCGCAGTGACGTTAGGGCTTACTGTGAATCACAGTTTAGCCAAGTGGGTGAGTTGGCTCGTAGCCGTGATGTGCGTCTATCTTTTCATCCAGGCCAATTTTGCGTTTTGGCAAGCGACAATCCAGATATTGTCACCCGCAGTATTGACGAATTCGAATACCATGTAGATATGGCACGTTGGATGGGCTATGGTCAAAAATTTCAAGACTTTAAGATTAATGTACACATAGCCGGTAGACAAGGACCCGATGGCATTCGTGCTGCCTATCAGCGTCTAAGCCCAGAGGCACGTAACACACTCACTATAGAGAATGAAGAAATAAGTTATGGACTTGATGATTGCTTACGTATTAGCGACCTTGTGCCTATTGTGTTGGATATACATCACCACTGGGTCCGTGAAGGAGAGTATATCCAACCTAATGACCATAGGATTCAACGTGTTATTGACAGTTGGCGCTGGGTCCGTCCTGTCAGTCATTATAGTGTTAGCCGTGAAGACATACTTGTTGAGCATTGTGTAAACACACTGCCTGATCAAACACAATTGTTACTGACAGGACACAAGAAACAAAAGCTCAGAGCACACAGTGACTTCTACTGGAACACAGCAGTAAATGACTGGGCACTAGATCATAATGAATGGGCGGACCTCATGTGTGAGTCAAAGGCGAAGAATCTCGCCAGCTTTAAATTATATGAAAGGAGTTTGGAAAATGGGAGATCAATCATCACCTCCGCTGACATTCCTACAACGAGCATTTTGGTATGAACATTTTGCGTGGTTACCCAAGCGTAGCTATCTAAGTAGAAAATGGATTTGGATGACCTTTGCTTACGAAGGTATAGCATTCAATGGTTCAGGCGACACACGTACTGAAGAAATACATTGGATTACTCAAGACGAATGGCTAATAGAAGCATTAAAAGGAAGTATTTAAAATAAAAGGGCTCCGAAGAGCCCTTTTTTATTCTGCTTTTGGTTTTCTACCACGTGGTTTTTTAACTTTTTCTACAACTTCTTCTGTTACTTCTTTGACCTTTTTCTTGGTCTTTTTAACTGCTTCTTTGGCATCTTCTAAGTTTACTTTACCATCGCCATTAACATCTAATACATTAGTCAAAGTTGGCATTACTGGAATGCTTTCATGACCAATACCATCTGGTTTAGTTGTTGTTTGGATAGGTTCAACTTTATAAGGTGCTTGTGTAGCAGCATCTAATGGGTGACTTCCGTCTGCGCTTTCCGAGTTTAGAATACGATAACCCACATAAACTATAATAGCTAGAGCTATAACGGCAATAATAATTTCCATAGAAATCTCCTTGTAGGGTATTTATTAGATTAAAGTGCTTATAAATTAAAATCGATTAATGGGCAGCGTACTGCTAGCAGGCAAGTCCCAGATGAATCTACGTTCTACTCCTTTTTTTTGAGCGAACCGTTTGCTATCACAATTGGCACAGCAATGAAAATAATTGTTACTTAACCTTTTAGGACTAACATCTCCTTTTGGTCTAGAAAAACTACGACCACAATTATCACAAGTAAACACAACATTAGTTCTTGTGCGTGTGTATTTGTGCTGAATACCTAATTTACTAGTACGATAGTGAACTTCTTCTAATTTTTCTTCACGAATAAACATAATTTATTTACATTCGGATTATAAAATCCTTTGATAAATATTACATTGAAGAGGGTTTTATGCTTATAATCTCAGAATCTGCTGCTAACAAGATTAAAGAAGTGTGCGAAGAAGAAGGTAATCCAGACCTAAAACTTAGAATGTTTGTCCAAGGCGGAGGATGTTCTGGATTTCAATATGGTTTTACATTAGACGAAATAGAAAATGAAGACGACTTTTCTATAGAATCTCATGGTGTTAAAATTTTAGTTGACTCTATGAGTTTTCAATACATTCAGGGAGCAGAAGTTGATTATAAAGAAGATATACATGGATCGTCTTTTGTTATTAACAATCCTAATGCAGAAACTACTTGCGGTTGCGGATCAAGTTTTGCTCCATCAGAATATTAAAAGAGGTTAATAAATGGCTAGAAGAATAATTGATATTGGTGTTGTAGGTAATGACGGAACTGGTGACAGTATTCGCGAATCTTTTAGAAAAGTTAATGAAAACTTTAGAGATTTATACGCAGTATTTGGTCAAGGCGATTTTATAAAAAGTACGGATTTAGACGATTTTCCTGCTACCTACGAAGCACAACAGATATTTGTTGTCAATAATGCTGGTGATAACGTACTAGCTAAAACACTAGTAGCTGGCGATGGTATTGGTATCACTCAGACTGATACTACTGTAACTGTAGAAAGCACTTCTTCAGAATTGAATTCAGATATTAGCCCAAGTCTTGGTGCGTCATTATATGGTAATAATTTTGCAATTGCTAAAGTTGCTGATCCTAGCACAGCAGTTATTGATCAATTTAACACTGTTCATAATTTAGAAGGCAGCACTGCAATTCTAGAAGACGACTTTGTTACAGATAAAGGCTATAATGATAGAAGATATCAGCAAAAATCTCTTAATGGAGTAGGAAAACCTCAACGTGCTAGATCAGAACCTTTAAGTCCAGAATCTACATATACTTTAGCTGGATGGGAAACTGTTAGCGCATTTGGTCCAGGTCTTGCAAAAATTGTTGGTCACGGATTTAATGCAGGTAGCGACGGCTTAAAGATTAGATATAACACTACCGGGTCTCCAGCTACTGGATTAGCTGATGGCAGTTTTTATTATATCAGATATGTCGACGGAGACCACTTAAGCCTTCATCCAACTGAAGCAGAAGCAAGAGCTAATACAAATAAAATCGTAATACCTGATGGATCGGGCACTGGCACACAAACATTTACTGATGTTACTTACAATGAATTATTAGAAGGTAATTGGTTAACTGATGAGATATTGCCAAGAAATGCTATAGTCCGTCGTCAAGGCGACACTATGACTGGTGCATTAAAACTGCACGATCACCCTGGGCAATTGCAAGGATTTGGAACACCTAATGCAGGCGATGACTTACAAGCAGCTACCAAATATTATGTAGACAACTCTAGCCACAGAAGTCCAACAAATTTATTTGTTTCGACTATCGGTGACGATCTACAAAGAAAAACTCCTTCAGGTAGCGAAGGCAGAAGTTGGTCTTATGCATATGCTACGGTAGGAGCTGCGTGTTTAAGAGCTCAACAATTATTAGAAATAGCTAACCAAGAGCTAGGCAATTATACTCAAACTATTTCTTATACTATTGGAAACACACAGGTCAATACCACATCTGACCCTTACGAAATAATTAACTCAACAGGATATAATGACACTGTAGCTCATATTCTAGAGAACAAATTTTTTATTCAAGAAGAAGTTATTGCTTATATTGATTACCTAATAGAAAATGAATCTATAGTTACATTATCAGGTTATGGAGATGTTGATTTTAAAAATTTTGTTTATAATAAAGATTTATGTAAACGAGATCTAGGATTAATCATTGAAGGGTTATGTATTGATTTGTTAACTGGTGGCACATATCAAACTATTTGGGCCGGCAAATCTTATTACAGAAACGCAAGTGCTTTATTAGCTAGAGGAACACAGTTAGGACATACTTTAGTTGCATTAGATTATTTTCAACAATTATTACAATTAGCACTCGATAATTCTGCACCTGGGACTTATTATAATGATACAGTAACTTTTACTCCTTATGCAACAACTCCTGCAGAATTTAATATAACAGATGATATAGTTTTAATAAGATATACAACATTAATAGATATTATTAAAAACGGATACGAAGGAATCGCAGCACCAACATTTGGTAATGGAATATACAGATTTGAATTTAGTAATGGAGCTGTTGGATATGTAGATCAAGGAGATCCAGCTAACACTGATATTATTGCAGGAAAACTTGTAAGAGGTAAGGTAAGTGGTGCAATAGGTAAAATTTTTAGATATGAAAGAAACTCGTCTCCAGGTAAAGACAGATTAAGTTTTCAACTTTTAAAACCAATTAATTTTGCAGAAGGTGAAGAACTAGAGTACGGTGAACCAATTAAAGATTTAAATATCACAATCTTTATAGAAAGTGGAGTATATTTTGAAGATTATCCTATTAGACTTTCACAAAATATTTCCATTGTTGGAGATGAGTTTAGAAGAGTACTAATACGTCCTAATAATCGTATAAGTCAAAGCCCCTGGGCAAATACATTTTTTAGAAGAGACTCGGTGTTTGACGGGTTACGAATTACTGATTTTATAGGAGCTCCTAACCCTACAAATAATGCACCGCCAGGAGTAAAGTCATACACAGGTCAAGGGCCAGTTTCTTCTAGTGCTCTAGTTATTGGTGCAACATATATCATCGACGTTGTCGGAACTACGAACTGGACATTAGCAGGTGCTCCAGTTGGGTTCGCATCAGGTACAGAATTCACTGCTACTGGTACAGCATCAGGTACAGGAACAGCATTT